AGGGGCTGCCTATCAAACAACAGAAAGGAAAACACCATGAACCGATTTTGGAACTGGGTCAAAAACGAATCTGAACCTGCCGAACCGGCAGAACTCCGCTTGAATGGAGCAATTGCCGAAGAATCATGGCTGGAAGATGATGTCACACCTGCTCAGTTTCGGGCAGAACTGGAAGCCCATCCGGGCGATGTGACCGTCTGGATCAACAGCCCCGGCGGCTGTGTGTTTGCTGCCAGTCAGATCTATACCATGCTGCGAAACCACAACGGCAAAATCACCGTGAAGATTGACGGCATCGCTGCTTCTGCTGCGTCCGTTGTGGCAATGGCAGGCGATGAAACTTTGATTTCCCCGACCGGAATGCTGATGATTCACGACCCGATGACCCTCGCCTATGGCAACAAGGCAGACATGGAACAGACCATCACTATGCTCGAAGAAGTCAAAGAATCCATCCTGAACGCCTATGTGCAGAAGTCCCACCAGAGCCGGGAAACGCTCTCGCAGCTGATGAGCGAAGAAACGTGGATGAATGCCGAAAAAGCCCTGGAACTGGGTCTGGTGGACGGGATTTTATTTGCGGACTCCCCTGCTCCATCCACGCAGACCGAACCACAGCCCGTGCAGTATTCCGCAAAGCATACCCAGAACACCTTGTTGCACAAACTTTCCGCAGTCGCTCCCATCGGGATTCCCATTGACCAGCTGGAAAAACGACTGGCACTTTTGAAAGATTAAGGAGGAATGAACATGACCATTCAGGAACTGAGAGAAAAAAGAGCGAAAGCATGGGACACCGCCCGTAATTTCCTCGACACCAAACGCACCGCCAGCGGTCTGCTCTCTGAAGAGGATAGCAAAACCTACGATGCCATGGAACAACAGATTGTTGCTTACGGCAAGGAAATCCAGCGGCTGGAACGGCAAGAACAGCTGGATGCAGAGTTGAACCGCCCAACTTCTCAGGCTATCTTACAGACCCCAACCGCTCCAAACCTGCCGAAGCAGACTTCCGGAACGGCTTCTGATGCCTACAAAACCGCTTTCTGGAACAGCATCCGCAACCGGAATTACACCGACATTCGAAACGATTTGCAGGTTGGAACGGATTCTGAGGGCGGCTATCTTGTTCCAGAGGAGTTTGAACGGCAGCTGGTAGAAGGCTTACAGGAAGAGAACCTCTTCCGGACACTGGCAACGGTGATTCAGACCGCCTCCGGCGACCGCAAAATTCCGGTTGTCACCTCCAAGGGAGAAGCAGCGTGGATGGATGAAGAAGCCGCCTATACCCTCTCGGATGATGCCTTTGGACAAGCTTCCTTGAGTGCGTACAAGGTCGGCACTGCCATCAAGATTTCCGAAGAACTGCTGAACGATGCCGCTTTTGACTTGCCTGCCTACATCACAAAAGAATTTGCTCGCCGCATCGGTGCAAAGGAAGAAGAAGCGTTTCTCGTAGGCGACGGCAAGGGCAAGCCGACAGGGATTTTCAATGCGACCGGCGGTGCAGAAAACGGAGCAACCACCAGCACGGCAAACATCACCTTTGACGATGTCTTTGAACTGTTTTACTCCGTGAAATCTCCGTACCGGAAGAAAGGCATCTGGGTGCTGAACGATGCCACAGTGAAGGCTCTGCGGAAGCTGAAAGATACCACCGGAAATTATATCTGGAGTCCGTCTGTACAGGCTGGCACACCAGACTTGATTCTGAACCGCCCGTATTATACTTCCAGTTATGCCCCGATTGCCAAAGCTGGAGCAAAATGCATGGCGTTCGGTGACTTTAGCTATTACTGGATTGGCGACCGGCAGGGGCGTTCTTTCAAGCGACTGAACGAACTGTTTGCCATGACCGGACAGGTTGGCTTCCTCGCCTCCCAGCGAGTAGACGGCAAGTTGATTCTCTCTGAAGCCGTTAAGACGCTGACCATCAAAAACGGCTAATGGTTACGTTACAAGAAGTCAAACAGTATCTGCGAATCGACTTTGAGGAGGAAGACCCGTTGTTGCTCTCCCTCTTAGCAACGGCAAAACAGCAGGTCATGAGCGTGGGCAGAATGGACGAAGCACAGCTTTCCGAACACGAGGACACCGCACGCACAGCAATCCTCTATGCGGTTTCCTATCTCTACGAGAACCGCAATACCGCTGATTTTTCCAAGCTGAATCTGAGTTTGCGGTCGCTGCTGTTTGCACAGCGAGAGGGGGTTGTCTGATGGAAATCGGCACGCTGAACCAGCGGATTACCCTATTAGAGCAGCGAGTAAAAGTCGATGCCATCGGCAACCACTGCAACCAATGGGAAGAAGCGTTCTCCTGCTGGGCAAGGGCAACCTTGAAATCTTCCGTAGAAAATACGGACGCTGGCGTGACCAAAGAAGTACAGACCCTGGACTTTTATATCCGGCAGCAACGGCAATGGATGCCGTCCACATCTGCAAACCGGATTTTGTTTCAGGGGATGGTCTATGACATCACGAGCGTAACACCGGATTTTATCCGCAAGGATTACTTGAAATTGACAGCAACGGCGAGAAAGGCGGGAGAAAACGATGTCGAAACAAATGGTGGATATTGATGAACTGGCAATTGCCGTCATGCATGGGTTACAGGAATATGTTCGCTTGGCGACTGACGGCGTAAAAAAGGCAGTCAAAAAAACGGCTACGGCAACCAAAAATGAAATTGCAACCACTGCTCCGAAGAGAACAGGTGCGTATCGAAAAAGCTGGACAGCTTCCCAGCAGGAAGTTCGCAGCAACGCTCTGCATATTACCGTGCATTCGAAAGGCCGGTATCAGATTGCACATCTGCTGGAAAAGGGACACATCATGCGAAACGGCAAGCGATCTAAAAAATATGAGCATATCCAACCGGCAGAGCAGCACAGCATTGAAATGCTGGAACGAGAAATCAGAAAGGCGTTGCAATGACCTGCGGTCAAATGTCCTACGAACAAATCGCTGCAATGATGGAAGAAATGGAACTGCCGTTTGCCTATCATCATTTTGCAGAGGGTGAATGCCCTCAACCGCCGTTTCTGGTTTTTCTCTCCACGGGAGAGCGAACGTTTTCTGCCGATAACGAGATGTATTTTAGTTCTAAGCAGCTGGATATTGAATTATATACCGACCGGAAACAGCCAGAAATCGAACGGCAAGTGGAAGCCGTCTTACGGCGACATCACATTTTTTATCAGAAATCAGAACAATGGATTGACAGTGAACAATTCTATGAAGTACTTTATGAAATGGAGGTTTAACCGATGGCTTTGGAGAAAAATAAGGTCAAATTTGGTTTGAACAAGGTACACTATGCAAAGATTCTGTCTTTCGATGACGAAGGCGTACCAACTTTTGCAGAACCGGTTCGCATTCCGGGTGCAGTATCCCTGTCGATTGATGCAGAGGGCGAAGCATCCAACTTTTACGCAGATGACGGCGTGTATTATGTCCTCAACAACAACTCTGGCTATACTGGCGACTTAGAAATCGCACTCGTTCCGCTGGATTTTGCAACCGATATTCTCGGCGAGCAGTTGGACAAGAATGGCGTTCTCACGGAAAACAATACCGCAGAAGTATCGCAGTTTGCCCTGCTCTTCGAATTCAGCGGCGACAAAAACAAGATTCGCCACTGCCTGTTCTGTTGTTCTGCCTCTCGTCCGGCAACAGAATCCAGCACCATTGAAGCAGAAAAGGAAGTTAAAACAGAAACCCTGTCCCTGACTGCAACCGCTCTGAACAATGGTCTGGTAAAGGCAAGAACTTGCGAGCAGACATCTATTGAGACCTATAATAACTGGTATAAGAGTGTATACACACCGGATTTTGCAGCATCTGAAAAGGCTCAGAAATCCGCTGCTTCTGTTAAAGTGTAAGGGGGTGGGATGATGGCAATTCAGAAAAACATTGTTGTAGATGGCATCGAAGTCCCATTCAAGGCAAGTGCAGCCATTCCTCGGCTGTACCGCCTGAAATTTCGGCGTGATATTTATCAGGATTTAAACGCCTTACAAAAAGCCATGCAGGAACAAAAAGACCAGAAACCAGACGACCAGAATCCGGCTGCTTCCAGTCTGGATATTGTGTCGTTGGAGCTCTTCGAAAACATCGCCTACATCATGGCGAAACACGCTGACCCATCCGTTCCGGCTTCTCCGGATGACTGGCTGGAACAGTTCAACACGTTCAGCATTTACGAAATCCTGCCACAGCTGATTGGGCTTGAACGTAGAAACACAGGTAGCCGGTAAAAAAAACATCGCCCGATTGACCGACCGATGACCACACCGCTTTTCTTGTTACGGTGCGTCCAGCTGGGCTTGTCTATGAGCGATTTGGATTTTTTAACGATTGGTCTGGTAAATGATATGTTCACCGAACGGGAGAATGACGAGTGTCATTATGATGTGCTGGCAGATCAGAGGGATTTTGATGCGTTTTGATTACAAGTCATTTTCCTGTATTCTTTTTTGAGCAATGCCGTATACTTCTTCATCGGCTCTGGCACCAATTACAATAATCAGCATCTTATCATTTTGCTTGACAACTTTGTATACGACTCTAAGACCTGCACTTTTCAGTTTGACTTTCAGAAAGCCAGTTAGATCATTGCCGTTTTTGTTTCCAAGCGGTTTCCCATATCCGCCTTCATAAACAGGAAGCGGATTTTGTTTCACTTTCTTGATTGCTTTTAAGACCAGTATTCTTTGACTTCCGTCAAGCGATTTTAAATCACTTTCGGCTTCCGGCAGATATTCTACTTCCCAATTCATTCAAATTCTACCTCATCAAAGTCGGATAAATCATCGTCTGTGATTCCGAGGTCTTTCATAACTTTTTCTTCCGGAATCGTTTCTTCCGGATTGAATTTTTCCATTCGTTTTACAGCCAGAGTGAGTAAGCGGGCATCATTCACTTCATCCATCAGGCTGACATATTCATCCGGAGAAAGAAGCACACATTC